ACAGACCCGATACGTGCGAGTGGTGCGCTTTCTATTATTTTCTATAATTAATCGTAACCCTTTCGTGTGCGTTTTGATAAATTTTGGATCATATGCAAACCAGTATTGTTTGTTGATTTTTGGATTTGATCGAATGGTAGGTTTTACAGTATCGTTCCAGTTTGTATAGCTCGCATATGGTACGTCTATCCGATATCCATTGTTAATTTTGTGAAATCCATAACCATATTTTGGGGATTTGTTGTTAACTCGTATCGTGATTTTATGCGTGTTCATTGTTCTAACTTTCGTTTATGTTTAGGTTTAAAAGTTTACTACTAACTAAGATTTATTATCCAGTTTTAATATGCGTCATTCTCACATTGTAGCATATACTCCATTGAGCTTTCCCATGCTTCAATATCCATAAGTCTATTTAATTCACATTTAAAAGCTGTTAACCATGCATCGGGAACATGCTTTAAAGTTTTGGTACGTATGATTTGCTCTACTCGTATGCAATTGTCAGCGCATTGTTTGGCGTATTCAAATGGACTAACTTGTACCCAACCGATGGGATCAATAAAAACTGGTAGGGTTTTGTTTTTATACTGTGCCATTGTTTCCGCTTTCTTTGTTTGTTTAACTGTACTCATTGTATCTACACATGCTGGCATTGTCAATATGTTTTTATTGCATACCTGCTATGCGTTCAATGCATACGTGTATTTGCTAGTGGTGGTCAGTCTTTGCGCATTGTTGCATGGGGATATGGTTCTACAAATTGACATTTTATTATGTAAACTGGTACCCTACCAGTTTGCACCATAAACCCAGAACCATATTATAAGGTAACCTTTTGTTCTCATTTATGGTAAATCCTTGATTTATGGGAACAAATTGCTAATAACTTGCGCTAGACGATATACCTATTTTTTGTTTTTGATGATAAGCTACCTTGCAATAGCCACCTATGCGGGGGCCGTACCCCATGCCCCCGTTACGTATTACATAACCTACAACAGATCAGGTAAATTAGCTGTTAACCACATTTACAACTGAGAAATATGCACATACTCAGGTTCTGCTAAAAATCTTCTGGTAATGGAAAGACATAATAATATATTGGGTAATATTATTTCTTTTTTACCCTATAATACATTTTATGCTTGACAAGGGTAACCAACATGAGTATAATGTACATAACATATACCACATAGGCATATGTTAACATTTACTATATAAAAGAACATATACTATATAGAACATAAGCATATGTAGGAAAGGATAATAATTTATGAAGGGAATGTCTGTAGGAGAAAGTTTATTTGTATTTCATCAGGCTTTTAAGTGTCCTCGTAAGAGAAAGTATCAAAAGCCTACTGTAGAGGATGCAGAGTTGCGTGTATTACGTAAGAACCTTATTCGTGAGGAGGTTAATGAATTGTTTGAAGCAATAAACAATGAACCTGCAGAGAATGTATTAAAGGAGCTTGTAGATGTCGTGGTGGTCTGTGTTGGGATGGCTGATACTTATGGTTGGGATTTCGATACCGCTTTTGATAGGGTCCATGATTCTAATATGTCTAAGCTGGATAATGATGGCAAGCCTATATTTAGGTCAGATGGTAAAGTCCTCAAGTCAGAAAATTACAAACCAGCAGAATTAATTGACTTAGTGTAATTTTTTACTTGAGCATAAAAAAATAGATAAAAGGTATTTTTTACTTGACAATGAAGAAAAAACAGTTAAAATGGTATAATGATTTAACTTTGGAAAAGTTTTACCAAAGCATGGCGAATTATAAAGAACACATTCGTCTACCCCACCATGATGTCGTGTATGTTCGTGCAGCGATACGTGCTGCATCAGGTAAGATTTTTTCTTACGAGCAGGTATACAATGCTATGAAGGCAGAAGGTTGGAACAAGGATTAGAACATATGATGGGAATGGTATATGTAAGAGTTCTTGAAATGTCTAGTCAGTCTTATGGAGAGGATTACATGTTTAAAAAATTTATAAAATGGGTTATGGTCGTTTCAATTGAAGCGGTAGGATGGTTAATGTGGCCTGTAGCCAAGTCGCACCAGAAGCTTAAAGAGCTTTCTGCTTGGCTGCATAAAAAAATGTAACTTGTGGAAGTAACTAAAGACCGTATTTTGTGGTGGCCTTTTAAGATAACTTCTACTTACATTACTTTTAGTAAAAGGAGGACTCAACTAATGAAAGCTCTCATAATGGCTGTGGGTGCTAAAACATGTTGTGTAATGAATTGTCAGATGTAATTCAGCTAACACCTGAAGCTAAAAATCACTTGATGGATATTTGTACGAATGAAGACCAAGACTATATACATCTATCTGTAGCAGGAGGGGGTTGTGCAGGATTTTCCTACAAATGGGGATTTGCTAATAAATTAGAAGATACTGATGAAGTCATAGAAATAGCAAATAATAAAAAACTTGTAATAGATGGACTCTCGCTTATGCATTTAATAGGAATGGAAATAGACTATAAAAAAGATATTTTTGGTTCTATTCTACGTATAAGCAATCCGAATGTAACATCTAGTTGTGGTTGCGGCGAGTCTTTTAATGTGTTCTAGAAATGAAGAACGGCAATGGCGAGTCCAAGATAATTGTATTAGCGGACATTCTGGAACAAAAGCTACGTAAGGAACGTGAACTTACATTTTATGAGGGACAGCTTGCACAGCTTTTGCTTAGAATGGACTTCATAAGAAAAGAAATAGAAATAACAAACATGATTATAGAAATTGTGTCTGATGAGAATATTGTCAATATACAGGACTATATAAAAAATAAGGAACACTAGAATGGCTTGTAACTGTAAAAATTGTTCATCTCCTGATGCCTGTAAATGCACAGGTTTGTCCTGCAAGGATGACAGTTGCTTTTGTAATTGTCATAATGCACAGGAACAAAAGAGACACATGCTATGGGGCCATTTAAATACTGATTCCTATTCGGATATGTAAGGAGAACAAACTATGGCAGATACAGCGGAAATGACACGAAGGGCACAAATAGCGGCAAGGGGAAAACCCTATAGGCCAAGATATTCCCAACAAGATGTAATTGATTTTGCAAATGAATCAGGTATGTCTGAAAAGGTAACAGAATCACTACTAAGAATGAACCCAAGAAAACGAGATCAAATTATAAATATGTCAAAAGAAACTATGACGCAAGATACATCAGGAGCAGACTTACGTGCAATTATGATGGCAGAAGAACCAGCAACTAAAAAACGTAAAGGTGGTCCCATACACAAGAAGGCTGAGATGATGGGTGGCGGCATGTATAAAGGCAAGAAGCATTCTTACGCTGGTGGCGGCATGGTTAAAGACATGAAGCTTATGAGGACTAAGTAAGATGGAAAAATTTCCTGATCTTACTGGTGACGGTAAAGTTACACAAGCAGATGTTCTAAAGGGCCGTGGTGTCTTTATGAAAGGTGGCATGAAGAAAAAGCGCAATGCGAACATAGACTATCGTAAGAGTGGTATGTTCTATGTAGGTGGCATGTCCGCTAAACCTACGCCTATTAACAAAGGGAAGAAATAATGGGAGCACCTCTAGTATATGGTTTATACTTAATTGCTGGTACTGCAGGTAGAGCGACTGCAAAATATGCAGTTAAAAAGATTGGGGAAAGGGTAGTAGGAAAACTTGTTAGTAGGCATAAAACTATAGATGCAGCTAAAAATGCATTTACAAGGCTGAGAAACGCAATAGAAAAGAAATTAACACCAAAAGTACCACAACATAAGATACAATATAGTACAAAAGGAGAAATAGGAAAAACTCCAGCAGTTTCCCAAGCTGGACATAAAGGTCTTATACCCCTTTCACAATTTCAAAAAGGAGTTCAAAATGATTTACTTAACGCACGGGCAGGTGGTGTTGCCACAGGAAGGCTTAATACTATTATAAAAGGGGTTATTCCTGCTGTTACTGCTGGCACTCTTGCGACAGGAAGTGTCTACAAGTTAACTCAAGCTCAAAATAAAAAACTTAAAGACGAGCTTCAACAAGAAATACGTAGAGCTAATGCTCCTACGAAAAGTGAGTATATGAAAGTAGTGAAAGCTCAAAGTCCTTCAGAAAGTAAAGCAGCAGAGAAATCCTATGAAGATTTTATGTCAGGAAAAGCTCGTTCTCTTAAATTTAATTATGGTGGAATGGTTAAAAAAAAGAAAAGGAAAAAATAATATGCCTACAGTAGTATTTCCATACACAAAAGAAGGTGAAAAGAATGCCAAAGCTGCAGCTAAAATGCATGGTGGCAGATATGTGGCAGACAAGAAGGGTAAAGGAAAGCCTAGTGGCATGAGTGTAATGATTGCCGTAGGAACACCCGTAAAGAAAAAGAAAGCCCCCGATAGGAGAACCAAGAAGAAGGCGTAGTCCTTATGAATAGAAAGCAACGTAGAGCTAAAGCTAAAACAACTAAGAAAGAATACAATCCGCTAGAAAATTCTAATGACCAGCCTTTCAAGGATCACATGCTTCATATGAAGGAAGCACATGATATCGGGCATCTTTTATGGTTACTGAATACAGGGCGTCTTTCACTTCCATACCATCATCAGCACGAGGGAGCATTAAATCTAAAACTTCCCTTTGATGCTATTTCAGAAAACTATTACAAGACACAACCAAACATTGTAGTTATTGATGACTTTATGAATCTGGAAGCACTGCAAAAACTAAAGAATTACTGTCTTGAGTTTCCTTTTTGGAATACATTATATGGCAGAGGGTATCTGGGTGCCTTTCGACAAAACGGATTTACACCACAAGCTTTAGAAACATTAGCTTTGGAGATGGTGCAAAATCTACCAGAGATATTTAATACGACGAACAAACGTAATCTATCGCAGATGTGGGCATTTAAATATGAGTCTAAGTGTCCCGGCATTGATATACATGCAGACTTTGCGGCTGTCAATGTAAACTTCTGGATTACACCTACAGAAGCAAATGCAGATTACGACAAAGAAAAAGACATTGGTAAAACAGGAGGTATGTGGATTTGGGATGCAGGTGCTCCTCCTGATTGGAACTTTAATAGATATAACGGTGACGATAAGAATGAAGTTATGGAATATCTAGACAAGCAGCAGTCAAAGGCTGTATATATTCCATATAAGTACAATAGGTGTGTTATGTTTGATTCTAATCTGTTTCATAAAACCGCCGATGTAAACTTTCTTCCGGGGTTTGACAACAAAAGAATAAATGTAACGATGCTATTTGGGCAACGTGAAAATACTGGAGTGGAGCCACAGGATATGTTAGAAGCTGAGAACCTAAGAAAAATGACTTCTCAATCCATTTTAGAAACCTTTGATTTAGAAACAGGTAAAGTTAAATCTGTAATGGAAGAGGTTGCGTAATGGCTGTTACCGCTGCCCAAGTTCAGACAGAGATGATTGCTCATGAGAGAGAATGTGCAGTCAGAGCAGAAGCTACACAAAGGCAGCTTGACTCTTTAACAGGTCGAATACGAAGGCTTGAAGCAGTTATTATGGGTTCTACAGTTACGGTGGTAGTAGGTATGCTTACATTGCTTTGGAAAGTATTGCAGTTACCAATCTCATGAAGTTTGCTAGTACGTCCTTTATGTGGTCAGAACTAGCCTGTAAATGTGGTTGTGGTAATATATTCATACAGGACGCTGCAATAGATAAATTACAAAAGACAAGAGATATTATTAGAGTTCCATTAATTATAAACAGTGCAGCAAGATGTCCAATACATAATGCAAAAGTAGGTGGCGCACCAAAAAGTCAACATAGAGCTACTAAGTCTCGACCTTCTACCGCTTTTGATATTTCATTGCGTGGAGTAAATAAAGAAGAACTAATAGAAGCTGCAAAGTTTGCGGGGTTTAAAGGGTTTGGCATAAACTATAATTCCTTTTTACATGTAGACAATCGAAAGTTTGCAGCAGTCTGGTAGAAGGAGACATGTATGTTTGAAATTATTGCTTCGGTATTATCTGGTGGTGCTACAGGAATTATCGGTAGTGCTATTGGTACAGTCGGCAGGTTTCTTGAAAAGAAGCAAGAGCTAAAGCAGATGAAGCTGGAATTTGATCAAGAGCTACAACTTCAAGAGCTACAGATTACAGCCCGTAAAGATGAGCTTGAAAGTGAACAGCTAATAGTTCAGACACAGGCAGACTCAGACATTAAGACTGCTTCTTATGCACATGATGCTTCATACGGTCCTACTACACCTATTATTGCATCTATACTAAGATTTGTACGTCCTGTACTTACTTTTGGCCTGTTAGGTTTTTCAGGATATATTTTCTTTAGTGTTCAGGATGATCCTACAATTGTACGTGAATTATCAAATCAAATGATGTTTTTAACTACTACAGCAGTAGCATGGTGGTTTGGAGATAGGAGCTTACGCAAGTGAGAGAACTTACAAATAAACAACAAACATTTCTGAAGGTGCTCTTTGATGAGGCTGAAGGAGACTATACCAGAGCAAAGCAAATAGCTGGATATAGTGATGGTACAAGTCCTTCCGAAGTTTTGCGTTCAGTGAAGGACGAAGTGCTTGAACTTACAAGAGAGTATCTTGCTATGAATGCTCCACGAGCAGCGAGAGCAATGATTAATGTTCTGGATCGTCCTTCAGAGCTAGGTAATCAACATAGGCTCAATGCAGCAAAAGAACTGCTGGATCGTATTGGTATTCACAAAACAGATAAAGTTGAGTTGACTGCTCCTAGTGGCATTATGTTATTGCCACCAAAGGACACGGCTCATGGCGTATAAAAAAGGAGACTATGCTAAATACCATAAAAGCAAACGCATGAAAGTTGAACGTGCATCTAGAAATAAAAATAGAAAAGTCTTCCAAATAGGAGGAAAAGTAAGAAAAGGTGATGGTAAACATATAGATCATAAGGACGGTAATCCAAGAAATAATAGTAGTGGAAATTTAAGAGTTGTATCGGCTCGTAGAAACAGAAAAAAACAGTAATGCGTAATGTAGGTTATTTTAAAATGCCCGATCCCGTAGGGCTGAAGGACGATAACGAATGGTTGATGATTCCTAGAATTAGTAGGACCATTCCTTTTGGATACAAGGTACATGAA